TGGGAGACTGGACCCGCCCCCAAAAATAATTATGGAAGATTTTAGAAAGATATTTACAGGATTAATGCGAGCACATGGATGCACCTATGTGGACAAGAAGGGTGCCGATGGACTCAAAATAAAAGGTAAATCGTTTGTTAAACGAGAACCAGTTACAGATCTGCTTTGGCAAAACCACCTTAATGGTATTGAACCTGGTCTTGGAATCGTACCTATTAATGAAGATAACGAATGTAGATGGGGATGTATCGATGTAGATCAATACACTCTTGACTATAAAAAAATTATAAACAAGCTACCAATGGGTATACCATTACACGTCTGTAGATCTAAAAGTGGTGGCGCACATATATTTTTATTTACAACAGATTTTGTACCAGCAAAGTTAATGCGAGATAAATTAATGTCGTTGAGTGCTATACTTGGTTTTGGTAATGCTGAGGTATTTCCAAAACAAATTGAATTAAAATCGCAAGATGATACAGGAAATTTTTTAAACTTACCATACTTTAATTGTAAAAATACAACAAGATATTGTTTTGATGATAAAGGTAAAGCAGTTACAATAGATGTTTTTTTAAATGCTGTAGAAGTTAGCGCTCTCACACCAAAAGAATTACAAGATTTAAAAATAGAAAGACCTAAATCAGAACTTAGTGATGGTCCTCCTTGTTTAGAATCAATAATACAAACAGATATAAAAGATTATAGAGACAGGTTAATATATCAATACATACAATATGCAAAAAGAAAATGGCCCGACAGTTGGCAATCTAAAATAAATGCTTTTAACTATAAATATTTTGCAAAACATCCCGAGGGACCTCTGGATGATAGAACAATTCAAGCTAAAATAAAATCAAATGAAAACAAAGAGTTGGGTTTTAAATGTAAAGAAGATCCTTTTTGTAACCACTGCGATAAGAACTTATGTAGTAGAAGAGACTATGGTATAAAAGGTCAAGTTTTATTTCCTGAGCTAACTAATCTACAAAAAATAAAACTAGAAGAACCATATTATTTTTTAAACATTGATGGAGAAAGAATAAAATTAGAGAACGTAGACTATCTATTACAACAAAGACTATTGAAAAGAGCTATCGCTGCACAAACAAATAAACTCATACCCAAAGTGACTGCAAAAGAATACGATAAGTACGTGCAAGAATTGATGTCTAATATGGAGGAGATAGATGCACCTGAAGGTTCTTCAAAACTCGAACAATTAAAAGAACATTTAGAAGAGTGGTGTACTGATAGAACTGCAGAGGGTGCTACCAAAGACGATATAATTTTTGGTAACGTGTGGAACAGTGATGGACATCATTATTTTCAGTTTACACATTTCTTTAATAAATTTTTAAACAGACGTAAGTGGCCTATCAAACACGAAGAGACTTTGACATGGCTAGTACAACAGTGTAATTGTAATCAAGTAAGAATTATGGTTGGTAAGAAAAAAATATCTGTTCTAAAATTAGAACAGTTTAAGAAACAGCAAGTAGAAATTAAACAGAAACCATTTAAGAAGGAGGACGCGTTTTGAAAACTATTGTTCTTGGTCCACCTGGTACAGGTAAAACTACGACCCTGTTAAATGAGGTAGATAAATATTTAAAACAAACAGACCCCAATCGTATAGGTTATTTCTCTTTTACGCAAAAGGCAGCCTACGAGGCTAGAGACAGAGCCATGTCTAGATTTAATTATACAGAAAAAGATTTACCATATTTTAGAACATTGCACTCCCTAGCTTTTCAAAGACTAGGACTTAAAAAAGAGAATGTAATGCAAAGCAGACATTACGAAGATCTAGGAAGAAAGTTAAAAATGAAATTAGATTATCATGAATACGATAACAACGAGAGTGGGTTGTTTAGTACAAACAGTGATGCATTACGTATTATACAATTAGCTAAACTAAAAGGTATAAAACCAGAAGAACAATATAATTTACAACAACATACACAAGATATAACAGAGACAGAGTTCAGACGTATTTACAATGAATTAAACAGATACAAGAAAGAATTTAATTTAATAGATTTTACAGACATGATTACAGAATTTATTAAATCAGACAAGTCGCCAAACTTTGACGTTGTTTTTATAGATGAAGCACAAGATCTATCAAGAACTCAATGGAACATGGCTAAATCAATATGGGACAAGACAAAAGACACATACATAGCAGGTGATGATGATCAAGCGATATTTAGATGGGCAGGTGCAGATGTAGATAGTTTTATTGCACAGACAGGTCGTGTAATGAAACTTGCACAGTCATACCGAGTACCGCAGGTTGTGCACGATATTGCAATGAACATTGTAGGAAGAATAAAAAACAGATTACCAAAAGAGTGGCGACCAAAAATGCAAAAAGGCTTACTTTCATATCATCAAGAATTTAAAGATATTAACATGAGAGAAGGTAATTGGCTAGTGTTAGCAAGAACTAGATTTATGTTAGAAGATTTAGAAAAACAATTACACTCGCAAGGATTGTACTTTGAGAACAAGTTTAAAACAAACAAGGAACAAGACTTGTACACTGCCATAAACGATTGGGAAAATCTTCGTAAAGGTGTGGATATAAATCACGAACAAATATTAAGAATAGCATCTTACATGTCACAAAATAATTTTGAAAAAAATTCTCTAAAGTATTTAGATAAGGATGCAGGATATCAAATGTCTGGACTTAAAGAAAGAATGTGGTTGAAGACAGACAAAGTTTGGTATGAAGCTTTTGATGATGCACCGCAGAAAAAAATAAGGTATATAAGACGTATGAGGGAGAATGGTGAGAAATTAAATTCTAATCCAAGAATTACTTTATCTACAATACATGGAGTAAAAGGTGGTGAGCAGGATAACGTAGTTCTCCTGACAGATCTATCAAGAAGTACACAAAGAAACTACGAACAAAACCCTGACGATGAAAATAGATTATTCTATGTTGGAGCAACTAGAACTAAAAATCATTTACACATTGTCGAACCAAAAGATATATACAAAGGATATAAAATATGAAAACAGAAGACGCTTTACAATTAGCGAAAGAACTTATCATGGGACCTAGAGCAAAAACCTATGGTGATAAAATAGTAAACCATGCAAACATAGCGAAGATGTGGTCGGCATATCTTGATAAAGAAATTACAGCACATGACGCTGCTGTCATGATGGCTTTATTGAAAGTAGCAAGAACAAAATTTGGCGCACCCACGGCAGATACTTACGTTGACGCTGCAGCATACATGGCAATAGCAGGGGAATGTAAGCATGAAAACGATATTTAAACCACAAACAGAGTGGATACCACCAACGGACTTTCCAGATTTAGGTAAGTACGATGAGATAGCCATAGACTTAGAAACAAAAGATCCAAACTTAAATAAAAGAATGGGGTCTGGTTCTGTTGTAGGTGTTGGAGAAGTGGTTGGTATATCTCTTGCCACACATGATTGGTGTGCATATTACCCTATCGCACACGAGGGCGGTGGTAACATGGATCGTAAAATGGTTCTTGATTGGTTTCAGAGTCAAATGCTATCAGACTCAACTAAAATATTTCACAATGCAATGTATGACGTATGTTGGTTAAGATCACTTGGTATAAAAATTAACGGCCAGATTGTAGATACAATGATAGCTGCATCGCTTATTAACGAGAATAGATTTAGATACGATTTAAACGGCATATCAAGAGATTATCTTGGTAGAGGTAAAGACGAGACAGCATTATACGAAGCTGCAAAGTCATGGGGTGTAGATCCTAAAGCAGAGATGTACAAGCTACCAGCCATGTACGTTGGATCTTACGCAGAGCGTGACGCCCAACTTACATTGGAGCTTTGGCAGGAATTTAAAAAAGAAATAATGCATCAGGATATTGAAGACATATTTAATATGGAGATTAAATTGTTCCCTGTTCTTGTTGATATGAGATTTTTAGGTGTCCGTGTAGATCAAGATAGAGCAGCCATTGAAAAGAAAAGAATGGTAGAAGAAGAAAAAAGATTACTTGGTGGCATATACGCTGAAACAGGACAAGAAGTGCAGATATGGGCTGCAAGATCTATTGCCAAAGTATTTGATAAACTTGGTTTACCGTATGACAGAACAGAGAAAACTGGTGCTCCTAGTTTTACTAAAAACTTTTTAGCCAATCATCCACACACATTGGTGCAAGCTATCGCAAAAGCAAGAGAGATAAACAAAGCACATACAACATTTATAGATACGATATTAAAATATTCAGCCAACGGTAGAATACATGCTGAGATAAACCAACTAAGATCAGAGGGTGGTGGCACTGTAACCGGTAGATTTAGTATGAACAATCCAAACCTGCAGCAGATACCTGCAAGGAACAAGGATCTCGGACCACGGATCAGAAGTTTATTTGTACCAGAGCAAGGATGTAAATGGGGTTGCTTTGACTACAGTCAACAAGAACCAAGACTTGTAGTTCACTATGCAGCTTTACAAGGATTCTATTCTGTAGAAGATGTTGTAGATGCATACAAGGATGGTGACGCAGACTTTCACCAGATTGTATCTGATATGGCGGAGATACCAAGAACACAAGCTAAGACGATCAATTTGGGTCTTTTTTATGGTATGGGTAAGAATAAATTACAGGCTGAACTTGGTATAAACAAACTACAAGCTGAGGATTTATTTAAACAATATCATAGTAAAGTGCCGTTTGTTAAACAACTCATGGATGCTGTCATGGATAGAGCACAGCGTAAAGGTAAAGTTAGGACGTTGCTGGGTCGACTATGTAGGTTTCATTTATGGGAACCAAATCAGTTCGGTATCCACAAGCCATTGCCTCACGATGATGCGCTCGCGGAACACGGACCAGGGATCAGGAGAGCATATACATACAAGGCTTTGAATAGATTGATACAAGGATCTGCAGCTGACATGACAAAGAAAGCTATGATAGATCTACATGCTGAAGGCATCATACCACATCTACAAGTGCATGATGAATTAGATATATCTGTACAAAACAAATATGAAGTTAAAAAAATAAAAGAAATTATGGAGTCAACGGTATCACTTGAAGTTCCAAACAAAGTAGATTATGAAGAAGGTGATAACTGGGGCACTATTAAATGAGGATTTATTATGGCATATTTAAATGCAAACATACCACCAGAGTACGCACAAATCAGGAAAGAGTATCTCTATGACCTTAAGAAACATCATGGAGAAGTTGAAGACTGCATTATTTTTGGTCTTTCGGCTATTACAGGGCGTGCCATCCTTTTTCATTGTATTATGGAAAATGGAGCTGTCTTCTACCGTCTCCCGATATCTGCATTCATTCAAAGAGGCTTTAAAGCAGAAGCCGTTCCTAGACGCAGACTTGATGAGCTTCAGTTATGGAATTGTTTCAGCTATTATCCTGCTGTTACTTCTTGGGATATTTTAGAAGCACAAGCCGGTAAATACATTGGAAAAGATAAAAAATGGCATCCAGGCAAATACTTATTTACGGTTGACTTCGCTCACCCAGAGGCTAATATACTTGACACGGACCATTCAGAGATTCCGCACGAGCACAAATGTGCTCACATCATAGCCCTAGACGACGGGAACTATGCAGCACAACCTAACAATAGATGCATTTGGGATATACCTTCATTTACAGTGAAAGATAATATTCCAGATTGGAAAGTGCAAACTTCTGAGTGGAATGTAGAAAACACAAGTCAATGGAAAACAGAAGATACTGATAAGTTCTTCTACGAAATTGAGGAGAAAAAACATGATTGAAAAATGTAAAAACATTTGTTGCAGAGCTTGGGATTGGATTAAAGGTTTGTGGGACAAGTATGTTAAATGGATCTTTAAAGGTTTTTATAAGTAATGGCAAAGAAACAACCTAAAAGTAAATTATCCAGATTTGAATGGGTAAAAAAGAATATAGTGATTGTTCCGGTTGTAGCAGCTATACTAGCCGGAACTTTCACATCAGTTAGATATGTTCTTAATCTTACTGATACAATAGAAGCAAACAAATCAACTCTTATAAATATTGAAAGAGATTTAAAAGTAGCAGAAGATAAGCTAACCGAAATTGCTACAAGATTATCTGCAGCAGAAGCAACGTGGGATATGGCAGAAAATTTATATAGACAATTAGCAGACCAGGTAAGGGAACATGCATACGATATCAAAGATCTTAACAGGTAATCTATTCTGGATTATTTTTTTTCTGTTTGTAACTACATCTTTACAAGCACGTAACGAGTATTTACAAAACGGAACAAACACATGTAGTCGAGGTAGTTTTGACGTTTCTATTGAACAAAGAGATGATCAATATAATTACAATCATAATAGTCCTAGTAATAATTATGAAGGCACTGATGATGATAGAAGTGTAAGATTTACGTGGAGAAAATATTTAGGATCAGCATGTACAGAAGAGTTTATTGCTGAACAAGAAAAACAAATGAAGATTAAAACACAACTAGAAGTTATTAAAGAGTGTAAAAGGGTACCTAGAATAAGCCCTCCACCACCAGAGTTTGCAGAGCTAATCAATATGTGTATGAAAGTGGGTGTAATGTCTACATCTCAATTTTCTGGCGACAGAGATTTTGATCCTAAAATTAGCTATTGGACAGAGCTAAAACAACAGTATTTAAAAGATAACCCAGATGTGGTAACACTGGACAACTATAAAGAAAAGAATGGCAAATAAACCTTTAGACATATCAGAATCAGTTTCCGTGCAGATGCCTATGAAGACGGTTGCCAGTTTGATCGTGCTCGTCGCAATGGGCGTGTTCGCTTACACCGAGCTGACTGCGAGGTTGGTATCGTTAGAGACTTCACGTGAGCTGATGCAGGCTGATTTACTTAAAGCTTCGGATCAAAAGCCTGTGGACCAGGAACAGCTGATGTTGTTGGAGGATCTTTATAAGACCACCGAGAAGATAGAAAAAAGAATTGAAGATATGATGCACAACAAAGTCAACATACAATTTTTACAAAAGCAAATGGAAAAAGCTTTAACAGATATAGAAGTTTTAAAGGACAAGGTAAGAGCAAATGGATCGAAACACTAGAAAAGTATTACAATATATTTCCGACATGGAAAAACAAGCTAAACAGATGAGTTATGTTAAACATCTCAAGAAAGAAGTTGAGATTAATGGCACAGGCACACACAAATATAGAATTAAACACGGACCAAACAAAGGAATTGTAACAAAATGATTGCAGAAATTGTAGCCCTTTTAATGTTTATAGGACCTGAGATTAAGGAGCACAGAATACAAGAGTCCATGTCAATGTGTTTAAAACATAAAAGAGAGGCTAGCAGAACAATACAGAACGATATATCTTATAAATGTATTAAATCTAAAGCAGAATTAGAAGAAAATATAGATGGATCTAAGTCTATAAAAGCGTTAATATTAGAGTAATGAAACTTACAGCAAATATAACTCTTGATGAGTTAACTAAGTCTCAAATAGCGGAGAGAAAAGGTATTAACAATAATCCTAATCCACAACAGATTGAGAACTTAAAAGCACTAGCTATAAATATACTACAGCCAGTGCGATCCCATTTTGATAGACCATTAATTATATCTAGCGGCTTCCGTTGTGCACAGCTTTGTACAGAGATAGGTAGCAAAATTACCAGCCAACATGTGGCAGACGAAGGAGCAGCTGCAGCAGATTTTGAAATACCTGGTGTAGACAATAGAGAGTTGGCACTGTGGATAAAAAATGAATTAGAGTTTGATCAATTAATATTAGAGTTCTACAGAGACAACGAACCAACATCAGGTTGGATACATTGTTCATATTCATCTAACGCAAACAGACAACAATCGTTGCGTGCTTTTAGGGAAGATGGTAAGGTTAATTACAAACCATGGCTAGAATAGGAACATTAGAAACACAAATCGTAACAGGTAGATGCCCAGAGTGTAAGACAGACACACTTCTTGTAAGCTGGGAACCCTCTGTATTTAGATGTGTTAATTGTGGATATGACCTAGAACAAAAGATTAATGGTGTCATCAAGTATGTTATTGCAAATGACAAAACAGAAATGAAGATACGAAATCTAGACGAAGAACATGGCTAAAAAGAAACCGCTCTTTGGCGTAAATACATACATTAAACGTACACCCAAAAAGCGTCCAGGTCGACACGCAAAAAAATTTTCTAAACGCATACCTAAACGTAAATCCTATCGTGGCCAAGGCCGTTAGTTTAGAATCATTCTAATGTACATATGAAACCAGTAATTATAACATTATTGTTTTTAACAACGTTTGGAGATATTAAACAAGAATCTTTTGAAATTGCTTCTGGAGATAGCTGTGAGTCTTGGTTTCACTACAACGTAAAAGTACACGAAAAAAAACAAAGAAAATTATTTAGCAATCATTATTATCACGAGTACAAAGGCAAACAAGTTATAGGTTATATCTGTGGAGACGAACCACCACAATAAACGAACCTATCTCAACGAGGGATACGGAGATAGGTTATAAGGTGAGAAAAGATAACATATTCTTGCCATACTTTAGACACATTGTCAAGCACCTACCACCGGATCACACTTGAAAGTAACGAAAAGCTTTCTTTTATTGACATCTTCTCTACCTAATTCTGCCATAGCATTAAGGGTATTTAACGATCCTGCAGCCGCACAGTCGTACCACGTGTTATGCACGCCACCGTTGTGTTCTGGTAAACAGTTGCCGGACAGAGCCGAACAAATTTTCATAATTAAAATAAATTTCATTGACAATCCTACTTGATTATCCTATATTATGTGAAAGGAAAGTATATGACAGACACAACAAAATATAGAAACGTTTCGTTATCTCATGCAACATACAAGATATTGAATACATTGTCTAAGAATTTAGATCCTGATGTGACATTATCGATAAGTAAGACGATTGAGAAAATAGCAAACGAGAAAGTGAGAAAACTAAATGGCAAAATATCGAGCACCGCTAGCAAATAGTGACGTTATACATTTAGTCGATAGGAACAAAGAACCAGAGCAAAAACTTTGGGTCGCTGTTCTAGCAAAAGCTTTTGATGATGCCTTTAAGTCTGCAGATGAGAGAGCAGCTTTAGAGGCGTTGTCATGGGTAAAACATGGAAGAGATTTTAATTATGTGTGCGGATTAGCAGGTAGAGATCCAAACTATGTAAGAAAAAAAATGTTAAACAAAGTAATTGATAGAGAAGCTATGTTGGTTGATAAACATCACAAAGTAAAAAATTACGTTAACAATGTTTTGATACTTAAAGAAGAAATTAAAAAAATAAAACCTAGAATTAAAAACGATTACAAGAGTTTACCAAAGTACACACACGATTATGTCGACAGGTAGAAGAATATGTCCAGAATGCAAAGGCAATGGCCACCTGAGAACAGAAATGAATACGATCGTACAGTGCTTAAACTGTTGGTCAGAAGGAGAAATAGATGAAAACATTTGGGCTAGGGATTATACTCCTATTGTTGCTGATGAGCTGCAGCCAAGTAGAAAAGAAGATTGATAAATGGTACTGGGATCCAGTGAAAGGAATGATTAGGATAACGTATGGCATCACACAATGAAGTTATGGCATATCTTGCTGGTCTATTTGATGGTGAAGGTTGCGTTACATACAAGCAACGACTTGAGCATCGAAAAGGAAAGCCCAAGGCCTACAAGTACTGGAACATACGAATTGAGATAAACATGATAGACGAACCCACGATAAATTTTATAAACCAAACGTTTAAGTTTGGAGCGTTGGACTATAGAAAACCATACTCACACCAAAACCATGGGCAGTATCGTTGGAGATGTAGCCATAGAGATGCGTTTAAAGTTGCAAAAGAGCTTTTTCCGTATTCCATTACGAAGAAAGATAAGTTAAAACAGATTATAAATCATTATGTCCATTAAACATAAAATAAAAATTAGAAAGGTTACCGGGATAGGGGTACATGGTCTTGCCACTGGCGACTCTCTGGACCTAAGCGATAATGCGAAAGCTAGCGACGAACTCCCGGCGTTAGACGGGGAGAGTGCTAGACGTAGTGTCCCCGCTGACGATAGGAATGTATTTAAAGATAAAACAATCAGCGATGATTATAAAAGTGGTGGTGCGTACAAAGCAATGTTGAGTCTATTTGCTGACCACGTTAGTGATGAAGAGTATGCAGAGCATTGTAGAAAGTTTTTTAAAGGAGATAAAAATGAAAAAGATTAAAGAGAAGTTAGAGTTCTGGTCTATCTATTACAGAGAAGGTATTATTGGCTTTGTGATAGGTTTTGTTATTGGAGCTATACTATTATGAAAACAATACCAGATGCGATAGATGATATTAAATATTTTTGGAAGAAAACCAAAGATGTTTATTTTAGATTCTTTGAACACTATGGTAGTAAAATGAACGTCTATGGCTGGAACAAGCGATGGAAAAACAGAGAAAGGGGAACAGGATATGGTAGACAAACCAACGAATAAAGATGCGCCGAGAGTTAAGATTGATATGTTTAATTGGGGTCCGTGTGTAATAAGATTAAGAATAAACGAGGACTTTCAGAATAAACTACTAGAAGAAGCAAAGAACAATAAAGAAGATTACACTGGTAAACTAGCAGGACAAATAGAGAAAGAAACAGGGTACACGGATGAGTCAAGAGAGATCTTATTGCCGTATGTATCTAGTGCTTTGGGGCTGTATAACCAGGCCTATGAAGCATATACGAAGAAGAAGTGGGAGAAAACTCCTGAGTATATTTTATCTGCGCTTTGGATAAACTATCAGAAGAAGAATGAGTTTAACCCGCCGCACGATCACGATGGTAAGTTGTCCTTTGTGATCTATTTAAAAATACCTGAAGAATTAAAAAAAGAGAATAAAGACTATAAGGGTAGAAGCTGTGGACCTGGAGGTATACAGTTTATGTATGGTGAAGGACCTAGAGATGCTGTAACTTACATGTCTCACTTTCCAGAAGAACGAGATATGTTTATCTTTCCTGCCTGGTTGAAACATTGGGTAAGTCCGTTTAAATCTAATTGTACAAGGATCAGTGTATCGGGAAACATACACGACTCAGCGCCGTTAAATAATATTATGAAGTTTGGACCTGAGTATGTAAAGGATAAGGGTGATAAAGAGGATAGATAAATATTCCTATGTCCAGGGTACACGACACACGGAACATGGATCACGGAACTATGACGTTGCTGGTTACAGACTACCAAGTGTAACGACCATTTTGGGTCGAACTAAAGACGATACATTTCTAAAAGATTGGATAGCTAAAAAAGGCAAGAAAGAGGCAGAACGTATCAAGAATGCTTCGGCAGTGAGAGGTACAAGCATGCACAAGTATTTAGAGAACTATGTGTTGGGTAAGGGTTATGAGGATTTAACTGAACTTGGACAAGAGACTAAACGTATGGCTCAGAAGGTCATAGAGGTGGGTCTAGCGCCCGTCTCAGGTTATTTTGGGTCTGAGGTCACAGTTTACTATCCGGGCCTATACGCAGGCTCTACAGACTTAGTTGGTATACACAACGACAAAGAAACTATTATTGACTTCAAGCAAGCTAACAGACCAAAACGAGAAGAATGGATTGGTGATTACAAGTTGCAAGCTGGTGCATACGCTATGGCGCATGACCATGTTCATGGCTCTAACATTGAACAAGCTGTGATAATGGTATGTACACCTGACCTATATTATCAAGAATTTAAGATTGACGGGCTTAATTTACGAAAAGCAAAACATGATTTTTTAAGAAGATTAGATGAATATCACGATTTAATTAACGATGAAAAGGAGGCATACTATGGCGCGTGAAATAATACAGACGGCTTTGGTCAAGAAATACGAAGCTGAGATTGCTGATGCAAACGCTAAGATAACCATCCTCATGACAAGCAGCAGGATCATACCTGAACACATAGATATCACAGGCGAAGTTGATAAATTGTTGGGAAAGATCGAAGACGCTCAGTCAAAGATGGCAATATTGAAGCGACTTTATGGCATAAATTAGGCAGTGTGGACTATATAGAGTTGTACAGAATATTTTTGTCAAAAATATTTTTAAATTTTTTTTCTACAAAATGTCCATATGGTCAAAAAAGCTAGCAAAGACGTCAAGTTAATCGCTCGTGTGGACATTTTAGGGGTGTAAATGGACATTATTATCCTGTATATCCCTATATAAGGACATTTTATAGTACATTGAGGACATTTTATGAAACGTAAAAAGAGATACAAACATGCAACGATAGGCAAGAAGAAGTATTACTTCTATAAAATTGTCTGGGAGGATCCGTGCGGGGATGCTGGGCATGCTGACATAGACGAGATGAAGAAATTAAAACCTGCCACTATGATATCTCAAGCGTATATCTTTGCCAAAGATAGAAAACATGTTTGGACATTCTCAAGCTATGACTCTGAGGCTGCTGTGTTTTCTGATCGTAATTGTTTTCCAAGAAGTATAATTAAAAAAATGGAGAGGATTACTCTTTGATCTTTTTGGGTTCAGGGGTAACGTTAATTATCTGTGAATAGTCGTCTAAAATTTGTTTCATCTTTGCTTCTAGCTCTTGTTCTGATAGGTCCTCTAACTTTCCTGTTTTTATTATTTTGCGGTCTATATATAATCCTGCTGCTTTTCCTCTGTTTGTTTCCGCATTCACAGCTGCACTCCACGCTCCCTTCCTCAAAGCGGCATCTTTAATTCGCCCAAGTTCTGCCACATGAGTGTCATAATTAACTTCATACTTCTTAAGTCTTTCTTCTCGTAGTTCTCCAATGTATTTAACAACAAGCGGGTTAAGTTTAGGGTTTGTTAGTTCTGACCCCTCTTGTCTGCAACGCTTCTCACTATAGCCAGCCTGCTTTGCTGCCTCTGACTTTGTAAGTGGTCCATCAGGTCCGCCAAATACAAGCAGCTCGGCAAATCTCTTTTGCATTTCTGTCAATCTCTTTGGTAATCCCATATTGACTTTTTAGAGTAACAATCCTATAGTGTCAAGTATTATGGTAATGACAAACAAAGACGTGCTTGAATTTGAAAGGCAGTTAAAAGATATAAACAAAGACCCAAACTACAATGTGTATCCTGAGAGAGGACCTAATGATTTAGAGGCTAGAATAGAGGACTTGTTAAGAATTAATGTGGAACACCACAATTTAAATGCAGAGCTGAGAAAAGATATTAAAAATTTAGAGAAACAGATAGAGTTCTACCAGATACAATGCAAACAGTTGAAAGAAGAACGAGGTAAGTAGTGTACGTAAAACACTTACAAGAATATCTTAGTAAGTTTACTGAAGGAAATAATGGTAGACAAGGTAATGCCGTTAGCGATGCTAAAATCTACATCATGACACGAAAAGGTTATCTTGAAGAGATTAGACGTATTGAAGTACATGAAAGCACTAATCCATCAGACACTTCTTTGCGTGTAGTTCTTAAACCAAACCGTGAGGAGAAACTAATATTACCCCCAGGTTACATTAAAGATTATTAACACTTGTCACCTCGAAAAAATGCGCGGTCCAGAAGCAAAACTTTACCAAAAATTTAAGAAGGCAACGCCTAATATTTTGTGGCATCGCATAGAAAATTTGTCTATTCCTGGTATGCCAGATGTGTTGGGATACACAGAAAAGTTCTTCTATTTTACAGTTGAGTTTAAAGTTACGAAGGGTAACAAGCTTAAGTTTTCACCCCATCAAATTGCCTACCATGTAGCGCATCCGCACAACAGTTTTATCTTAGCAGAGCACCTCGGTTCGGGGAGCTTGAAACTTTATGAAGGGTCCGTGATCCGGGAGCTTGTAGCTTGCGGCTTGAAGCTTGACGCTTGCTGCTTGGGGCTTGATGCTTGCCGCTTGAAGCTTGAATCGCTTGGCGCTTGATGCTTGAAGCTTGGACCTTGATCCCTGAGCCCTGTAACGTCGACTGACCAATTGTTAGCCATTATATATTTCTTCACAGACCTCTTCTAGTCCAATGTTGTCCACGAAGCCGTGGCTGTACTTGTCAGATGCCCAGTAGCCATCGACTGTATCCGTCTGAAGGTTTACCCATATGTTGGGTCCGCCTCCTGCTACCAGCAGTCTAGCTGCCTTATATGTTTTGTCCTGGTGCGTGATCCATTCTATGTTGTAGACGTCTTCCATCCATTTGTGAGCGTCCTCTTTGCCAGCTGTTATATCTTCGGCAATGTTCTTGCACATCCTGCGAAGCTGCTCTTTGCATGTCTCGCTTTTCTTTTTTAATGCACTCATGTTATTCCTTTCTGTTTTGCCTGCAGTCTACCAGGCGATTGTGGCAAGCTTGTGGCTTGCCGCTTGTTGCTTGTGGCTTGAATCTCATCAAAAAATTTCTGACAAGATTTCTTATATGCATCCGGCAGCTGACCATGGTCCTCCAGGAACCATGGCAGCAGGTCGTTGTGTTTAATTCTCTTCTTCATTAAAGACTTTCTCTAATTCTTTTAACACTTTAGGATCTTTTAATTTATCCCAGTTGATTGCTTTATTAAAAGCATCGGAAGCCTTCCAGCCATCAGGCGGCGCGTTTTCTTTATTTATTTTTTTAATTAATTTACTTAGTTTCATCTTCCTCTCCCCCTTTCTTTTTGTATTGTTCCTGGTCCGCTTTAATCAGTCTCAGGATCTCTTCCATCGCATCCGCGATTCTTTTTAATTGTGCTGTTTCCATAATTATTCCTTTCTAAATATATCCTATATTATCCTTCAGGTCCTGTCAAGCTTGAGGCTTGAAGCTTAACCCCAGATCCAATTCCAGACCAAACGCATGCTAGAATGCCTGTCTATTGGATCAGGGCTCAAGGGCGTAAGTGCGCGAAGGGTCGGCGACTATATTCCTAGCCGTCTGAAGGGGGTACTACTCCCTTAAGTCTCAACCTCTGCTCTAGTGTTTATACTCACACTCCGAACGCCTTTAAACCGAAAGGACTAGCACGCTGGGAGATAAACACCCATTCGGCTATTCCTAATTTAATATAATGCTTGACTTTCTTTTTGTCAAGGGATATTATGGGATAATTATAAACAACAAACAGAAAGGACATATGTCAAAAATAAGAATGAACACCGAGTATCGAAACAAGCTCTTTAATAAAATTAAAGATGTATTCGAAAACGAGGACACGCAAGAGAGACAAGGGTTTTTAGAAAGTAGAGAGACTTTCAACATAGCCCAACAATCAGCACACGCACTTGCAAAAGTAGTTGTTGAAAGGTCATACCCAACTGAAGATGTAGCCACGCTACGAAAGTTTAAGAAGAAGTATGGCGACCCATGTGATGTAGTAGCAAAAGATAAATGCTTTTACTTTGCACACTCAGAAGATGTTGATGAGGATAACGAACAAGTAGAAACTAAATCACACTTTGATTTTGGATTGTATGGCAATCTAAATGGTAGAGAGAGTTATAGTCAAAGCGAGGATACTCAACACTTTGCCCACGCATATTATCGTGAGGAGTTAAAAGCTGAGGGCTTGAACCCTGATATCATAGCTCAACAAAGTGGTAAAGATGATAACCCACATAAAACCAAACACATTACCGCAAACGATAAGTTTCTTGGTAAAGGTCAGTATGACGAAAATATTGGTCTAACTAAAACTTTCAACGATCCATTTCATCTTGACGTGATTGGAACTAGCCATTGTAGAAGTAGAGCAATAGCTTGCACTAAAAAAGAATATGAAATCTTTTTAATGTGGCGAGAGGCGAAAGCTAACGTGGTATCGAAACATCAAACGTGGATAGATAGTTTGCAAAAACAAACAGACCAATTAAAGATTGGTTTGAAAGCATACAGATATCTAAGTGAGGGAATGGAGTTAGCAAAAGAATTAGGAATAGAACTAGACGAGGCAGAGTTAGTTAGAACTAACTCTACTGGTTTAACAATCTATAATCCTAGTAATCTTGCTAGTATGATTAAAGGTATGAAAAACAAAAACCAAACAAGAGAGGATAAAATTAAGGCAAGAATACAATACGAACAATCTCAATTAAATTAGGGATTGACAGGGTATCCTATTTATTATAGGATACCCTATATATGAAAATTATTCATTTACAGAAAACAG